AATTAGGCTGACTTATCAATTTCAGGAAACAGAGTTCTCTCGTTTATTCCTAATAGATTCAACTCATCTCTTATATGAGCTTTATCACCCTCATCGATCCAAATTCTATCCTGTCGGAGACGTTCACCAGTTTTAGATGCATCAACATTTACACCCCAAAGTATAAACGCTCCAGCCTGTGCAATTATTCGCTTATTAGACATTTTTGGTTTGACGTAAATAGGGAGTAACAAATCCTCGGGAATTATAACGTTTCTGAAGTGTGCTTTTTCCATCCCAATGTGAAAAACTAAGGCATCGACCACAGGTTGCTTATTAAATTCGATGACAGATGAAGCCATCATGGCACAAGAGGCTATTTCCTCTTTTTGTTTTTTTGTGAGATTCGCAATATTTGCCATACAACTCACTCTATCACTATCATAATAACGTTGTCGGTCTTTCGGAACTAGAAACGCTTGAACTGCGCCATGAGATTCCTCATTATCATTACTCGTTTCTGTAGCAAACCAAAGGGCTACTAGAGGATTGGTTGTTACATCCAAAAGTCTAGTGGGCAAACCAAAATGCTGCATTCTGACCAACCGGTCAAACATCGTTTTATCAGACTCGAACTCGCTAGGATGTAAAGAAACAATATCCCTAACGGCAAAGTTTTCGCTACTAAGAATATCATTATCATCACGTAAAAGTTTTGGTACGGAATACCATCCATAGTGCCTCTGGCCCCTGAAGGTCGTTGGGGGGTGTCCATCGAGTCGCCACTTTACAACATGGCGAACAAAATCAGATACTGAAGTGATTTGTATTGATGGTCGCGGTCTTTTTTTCTTTAGTTTCGATTTCACAACTAACATTATAGGCTCCAAAGTTTATTTTTGATGCGTAATCGGATTTAGTACAACCACCTATCGGGCTACACCAGACTCATCAAAATATAAATTAACCTTGTTCTTCTCATCACTAGGTTTAGCTGCAATGGACTACTTCGACATAAGGCCCCTCTGGTATGAAGAAGGTTAGATATCATTATCCATGAGTTTTTTAATCCGGATAACTGATGGAACACAGACATCACCAATAACTGGGCCACCTATAGTCATAATCTTGTAGTTGTCTTTCACACCATCTACCGTTAATGACAACAGATCACCAACTCTGACATCACCGTCAATATCAATATCTGCTTTTCGTTCTGTCTCATTAAATGTTACTGTATACAGCACTTTTACTCTCCTCAAACAGATTAGAAAAGAGTTTACACATTACCATGTACACATATTCAGCCAAACAGATCTTTGTCACACGTTCGCATTTACATTCTTCTGAGATTACTGTTAAGTAGCCTCGCGTGCCTAACACATTTTCAGAAATTAGCTCTCACGAGTGTCTCGACAATTGTCGCCGGTAACCTGTTGTCATGTCGTGTGACTCGCTCGTCTTTCGTACACATCAAGCCACTCCAGTCTCTAGCGATGACATCCCTGTACTCGCCCCACATTCTGAGTACAGAAAGAAAAACCCGCCGAAGCGGGTTTCATTTTAAGGTTTCGTCCTTACGGGGAAGGACCAACATTTATAACCATACTCATGGGCATCCAGAATGCGTCGCTCTGAATCAGGCGTTCCTGCCTTAGCGCGAGCTCGGCGGAATCGACATTTTACCCAGCGAAATCCAGCAGGTAGTGGTTTTGTTGCAATTTCTTTTAAAGCCATAAGTTACCCTCGCCTCAGGAGAGCACCTCCCTGAAACTTGATAAAATTATGGGGATCCGCTATGGTATTGTTGTCAAAGCAGTACCGATTGCGGGTGCTTTCATCCCCAATCTGAGCCCTTTCTCGCCAAAGGAAGGGCTCAAATTTCTTATCACCGAATGTAAGCTTTCAGAATGGATAAGATCCGCTCTGCTTCCTCTTCAGTAAAGTTCGTAGGTAAGTTTTGAATAGTAATCAAAGCCCCTGTCTCTGGACGGAGTAGCACTGGTAAATTGAAGGTTTTTACTTTCTCGTCAGGTACTGATTTAGCCTTTTCAATTTTTTCTTCCACAGCATCTAACCCCGCGAATTCATTATCGTCTTCAGACCTGTCAAGCACCGTTCCAACAGACACGTACTCATCGAATTTTTTAACTGCGCTCTTAAAGCGGCTTCTATAGTTTTGGATACTTGATTCAGTTGGTTTCGAATTTTGATTTTCAACATATCTGTCGATCAACTGTTCAACATCAAAATCACGGATATCATCTTCACTGTTGAGATCCACAGCGGAAAGTAACAGCAAAGCTGAGTTTTTAAGGTTGCGAGCTGTCGCATCCTTCAACATCCCCAAAGAAGGAAGGGTATACAGGAAATCAAAGAAGGCCTGACTTGAGTATCTTTTATCCATTATTGATCTCCACAATCATCATTACACATAGTTTAGATTGAAAGGATTCATCGATCAATAAAATTCTATCGATCGATGAATCTTTTTGCTATCACGCCCCCACCCATCATCCAATAAAAATAATAAATACAATTATTTCAAATACTTAAACAGATCTATGATTGCATGTTATAAATGCTCACCCCCATTAAGATACTGTTCATTTAGCCAAGCCGACACATTAAATCGACTTAAACGATTGTAATCCAGTTCAAACTACAACCAAAAGTAATCATGGAGCTGCATCTCGAATGGTTTCAGCAATCTTTATTTCATTATTGTCTTCCGCCATTCAGATAGAAGACCATGCTGACTTCCGCTGGCCATACTGTTTCAGGCACATCCACCAGCAGTAGGCTTTCCAGTTCCTGCAGGCGTTTACAGGCGTATTCCAGTGAAGAGTCCATCACTCAGCCTCCACCTTGATGCCAGCGGCGCGAAGTGCGTCAGCACACGTAGTGATCGCCTTATTCCAAACTTCAGTTTCTGACCATAGTTGACTACCGGCGTACTCCGCAGGGCAAAATCTTTCAGTTGGCAGCTTCACGGTGCTGGACTCCAGCTCGGCGATGCGCTGGCGGTAATCAGCAACCATTCGACGTACTCCTTCAAGCGGCGTGACATCACCGCCGTCTGGTGGGTCCATATACTCAACTCCTGGAGGCAGGAGCTTGCAAAGCTCTTCGCCTACCTGCTGCGCCTTCTCCAGCGCCTCTACCAGCGCGAGGACATTGTTTGGGTTAGCCAGGGCGTAAAATTTCTCCGCCGCCGCACGGCCCTTCGAATATCGGGCGATAATGGCGAGCTCTTTGGCATCGATCGCTGCCGCTTTCAGGCTCTGCGCCAGTTCGGTGATATTGGTCACGCTGCACCTCCAAGTTCAGTTGATGCCTTTTCAATCGCGCAACGGACCAGGGAGTTAATCTCGTAGTGATCTTCTGCCGTAAGTGCCCCCACTTCGTTTTCAACAGAATCCAGAATTTCAAACAGGTAATTTTCAATACTGCTCATCATCGCGTTTGCAACTAAATCACGGTTTACCTTGCTCATTTGTCGGCCCCCTCGCGCAGCTGCTTGGCGATATCTTCTAGGATGCCATCAGCAAAAGAACGGTCGAAATCACTCTCAGGCGCACCCGCCATAAACTCAATGCTCATCTCGTTTTGCTGCGCAATTTGTTCGATTTCGTTACCCATGAATAGCCTCCTGAACATCTAAAACTCGCTGAAAAACAGGACTGCCAAGCAAGCTGTAATTCATCCCAACAGCAACTTTCGGCACCATCCCTAACCGTTTCATGTCAAAATCGATGACGGCCCGCTGATCGCGGAAAAGCCCCAGACGACCATGCCGGACAACCTCGCCAGTCGCTTCTGCTTCGGAAAAATACCGTTGGACAGTAGCGCGGCTCAGGCCCAGTTTCTTCATTGCCTCGGCGGTCGTGAGGCGCCCCTGATGTCTGGTGATCCGAATCACTGCGCGGACGTACTCTCTGCGCTCAACTGCTGACAATGCTCTAGCCATTCATACCTCACTTAACGACGCGCAAATGGCGCACGTTTTTGCGATAGCTGTCCCATTCAAAATTCACCCACATACCGCCATCCATCTGGAGACGGTCAAGAATCCGCATACCCAGTGTTTCCTTCAGCGATTCATAGTTCAGATTGGTTAGGATGCCGACAGGTCGCATGGAGGACAGCCGGCGATCGATAACCTGATTCAGGATGACTTTTTCACCGCTGCTTCCGCGCTGAATACCCACCTCATCCAGAATAAGCAGGTCCACATGACACAAATCGTCCAGCAATGACGCCTCTGACTGCCCGCCGTCATAGCACTCGCGAACACGTAGCATCAGGTCAGGAATAGTCACCACCAGCACAGAGCGGCCACCAGCCAGCAGGTGATTTCCGATTGCCGCCGCCAGATGGTTTTTCCCGGTGCCCGGCGCTCCGCTGAATACGAAACTCGCAAACCCAGAACCGAAATGCTGCGCGTAACTTTTCGCCATCGAGAGCGCCCGACGCTGGCCATCCGACTCAACCTGATAGTTTGCGAATGTGCAGCCGCGGTGCAGATCCTGAATTCCTGCACGTCCAAAGATTTTCTCTGCACGTGCTCGCTGGTTTTGTTTTTCCAGTTCCTCACAGCGCTTACGGCCTTCTTCGGCTTGCCAGGCACGCCATTCATCAACGCTGCCGAATTTTGGCTGAACGCCAGGGGGAATGAGTTTTTTCAGTCGCTCCAGTGCATTCCCGGTACCAATCATGTTTTTCATCGCTACCCCCTGAATCCCGATGGGATGGTTTTGTCAGGTTCCGAAATCTGATTGGGATCTCGTGCGCCTGGCGCCTGCTGAATCGCCCACGGTTCGCTGAAATGCATACCAGGGCCAAAAAACGTTTTCGCCTGTTTCACGTACTGCGTGTTGAGGATTCCCTCGGCTTTAACGAAAGCCGCGTAACGCACCACTCCTGCGAAGATTTCGGCCGTAGTGGTTCCATCCCTGATTCGGGCATTCCAGGCTTTGAAAGCATCTGACTTGCTGTTTCCCCCTGCCCGCCTGGGATAAACCGACCAGACCTGCTCGAAATCATTCGGGTATATTTTTTGGGGATCAGGTTTATCGCCTTCGTCCTGGTTCTGATCGTCTGGGGGTGTGGCGAAGCCATGCCCCGAACTATCTTCTTCCTGATCCTGTTCCTGCTCCTGATCCTGTTCCTGGTTAAGGAACGGTTCGAGAACCCTTTCGGAACCCTTTAGTTTTGCGATGCCGATGTGGGATATTGCCGAGGCTAAAACCCGCGCCAGCTCTGGCTTAACCGTAGATGTGTCCGGGACCTGATCAAACAAACGCAGTGCTGCTATTCCCTGGTTTGGGTTTTCAACTGAATTCCAGGTCAGAAAGTTACGAATTAGCACCCATTTCGATGACGAATCACGCGTTGCGAAACCGTTAGCCGATAGTTCATCAAACCCTTTCGAAACCCTTTCCGGAGTCCAGGCTAAGTCTTCCGAAACATATCCATCAGGCAGCCGGAAACACCCAATCATGTTCGTGTGTTGCCCGGTGAGCAGGTACAGCGCCAGCAACCTGGCATCATCCGATACCCGGCGCATTCCATCGCTTATCCAAAATGATGTATGCACCTTGCCGTAATCACGCATAGAGACCCCGTTGTTGCTTAAACTGGTGTGTTTTCATCACCAAGCACCCACAGCAATGCCGCTGCGTATTCGCCGCTGGCGGTTTGAAGTTGCAGGGTGATTTCCTTACGGGATTTGAGACGCGGCTTTGTGTCGCCGAGGACAGCGCGCTGGCGGCGAGCTTTCTCGTGGCCAGTTACACCCTCTGCAGCTGCCTCTAACTGTTTGACCGTTTCCCGTTGCTTTTCCGGTGGCATATCGACCAGCTGACGAGCTTGAGTGACAGTGACTCTTCCAGCCTCAACCGCCGCCTGGACGGCCTGCGTAGCATCCAGTAGAGCCACGGTTGCCTGGACCGTTTTTACGCTGCAGCCAAAAAGCAGGGCAATGTCATTTTCGTCATGACCGTATTCCATCTGCTGAACCATTTTTTTGGCCCGGCCCAGTGGGGTATCTGGTTGCGTGATCTCGTTTTCGCTGACCATGTATTTGGCCATTTGAATGGCTGAACCGCGCTTAGCTATACCGGGTACCGGCCAGGGTTCCAGCCCTGCTCGCTTTCTCCTGGCGTTTGCTTCCTTAGCGTTCTTTACGCGCTGCCGACCTGCCACCACACAGGTTTTCCCTGTCTCCGGGTCCTTCCACACGATAATCGGTTCGAGTACCCCAAGCTCCATGATGTTGAGGATCACAGCTTCATTAAGCGGTAGGTATACTCGTTCATCGTAAAGCGGGTGTGTTGTATCGGTAACCAGATGCAAACTTTCCGGTTCGAAAAAAAGAACATTGCTTTTGCCGCTGGCGCCGTATGCGTCGATAGAATTTTTAGCCATGGGCGCCCCCATTATTGATATTCAGTTGGTTCGTGTTCATAATTTCCCCTGTGAATTGATCCAGTTAATTCGCAACGAAAGCCGTAGGTGTTGCAGCACCGCGGCTTTCACCTTTCTGAGTTCCAGCATCACGTCACTCCTAGCATTGAAGTGACAATGGCCATCAGCGGCGCCGTTAACTCAGGGTCTATCCGGAACATCTCGACAATTCCCTCGCTCAGTTCTTTCAGCTTCTGATGGCGTGGAGCCCCCACAGCAACGGCAATCTTTGCTTCGCTGGTTTCTTTCTCCAGACGAGCCAGTCGGGACATAAAACTCTCTTCGGGCAATAGGCGGTGACGGTATTCCAGAGGAAGAACGGCCATGATCGCCGGTGTAAGAAGGCGAACGTACTCGCGATAGCGCTCAGACTCGGCCGGGTTGTCCAGGTAGCGAAAAAGCTTCTGCCGGGCACGG